GTGAAGATTATGACAACATAAAAAGATACTGCACTCATCTTGTTAGACATCAACTGAAACAAGACATAATTTTTACTGGAATGTTAGGAAGATTAGTAGAATTAGAAGCTATATTAGCTATGCAAGAAATAAAAAATATAAGAAAAGAAAGAAAAAATAAAACTATAGGTCGGAAGATAAAGAAATTCTTTCATATTCCTTAATCTCCTGGATTGAAAAATCCTTTACTTGTAATTTTGGTATTTTATTTATCTCATAATTATGTTTAATAATAGCAGTTCTTATATGGTCATTAACCCAATCCCCATCATTGATTGTTAAATCTGCTCTTGAATCGTTTGTAATATGAACTCGATGTTCTACACCACGAAGTTCTATATCTAATAAAAGTCGTACTAAATTTTTTCTTCTAATTTCTTTTAGTATTTTAAGTTTTTTACCTGATAAGGTTTCATCTCTTTTCATTTTGTATATAAGAAAAGGTGTAAGCCAATAGCGTACACCATAAATTAATTAAAACAAGCCTTGTGTATTTGGAGCGTTTTCTATTTTCTGAGGATTTATATTTCCAAAAATTCCATAATCGCCATCTAATGCCTTTGCATTTATATAAATACATTTAGTAGTTACATTTTCTTTTTTTGTAAAATCATAGACTTTACCATCAGAAGCTTTTGTGTTTACTAAATTTTGTATGTGTTCCATAAAATGTGTCACAGATTCAACTGGTATACATAAAGTTAGTTGATTACCAAATTTACCATCATTAATATTGAATTTGATAGGAAGTGGTAATGCAGGATTGAATTGAGAATTAGTCATTGAAGTAATTTTGTAAAACGGTTTTAATTAGTTGATTAGGAGGAACATCATTTGCTTTGCAATGAGTTCTAATCTTTTCTGCTAGAACATCGTTAGTACGAACAGTAAAGATATTTCTGTTGTAATCTTTATGGCGATCTAGCTTGCGTTCTTGAAGTTGATTGCGAACCTGTTGTCCTGCAAATTCTGCTTCTTCTGAGGTCATAAATTTGAATCAATTTCATTTATAGCAATTGTAAGGAACTGTCCTTGTTCAGCAGTTCTAATGTCAGCAGGACCAATCTTTTCAGAAGTAATGCCAAACTGTTTTTTATATTTATCAATTACTAAATCTTTTTTATCAGGATATTTTTGAGATAAATTAGTCATTTTAGTAACGAGAGCATCTAAAGCATTTTTTGCTATGGGCTTACCATAGTTCTTGTCTTCAATAGATTCAACAGATTCAAGAGGTTGTTTAGGTTTTGTAGGAGTTCTTGAAATACCTGTTCTCTCGGCAGGGGGTTGAGTCAATGACATAGCATCATCATCGACTTCAGAACCTATACCATAAGCTGCACCTAATGCATATCTTCTTGTATAGGTAATAGCTATACCAAGATCATGCATTATGTTATATCCACTAAGTTCTTTTAAAGGTAATTTACTTTCTAATTTTTCTTCTTTAAAATACAAAGTTGTAATACAGATTGTAAGTAACTTGCCATTTTCAATAGGTAAATAATCAAAAGTTTGTGTATGAGAAATACCGAGTTCAGTAGCTGGTTGCAAAGCTTTAAGAACATCTTCAAGTGTTGAATACTTGCGTTCAGTAGTGATGAATTTATTGGTCTTTTTATCTTTTCTGGTTTCTTTTGCTACACCTGTCCTATCAGCAGATTTAACTTGTGATTGAAAGATGGCAAGAGCTTCAGCAAGAGTTGCTGGAGAATTTACTGTAGATTTTTTAGCAGTCATGTTTAATTAGTATACTATTAGTATACTAATGGTTAATAGAGGATATTGCAATATATGCTCCTGGCAGTTCATCTTTATTGACATATCTTTTTCTTGCACACAGTTCAACAGCAAGGCAGTCATCTTCCAATACACTCCCTCCTGCACTTACAGACAGCCCATCCAAAGTACTGCGACATAATTTATCAATATCTCCATTACCTCTACTAGTGCAGTATTTAGGAGAAGATGCCTTCAATACATCCTTATTCTTACCTGTTCCAAAATGTGATTTAGGTCTAGGAAATACAAACTCAATATCAACTTTTACAGGTAAATTCAAAGCACCACTTGTATAACAATTCAAGGATGCTTCTTTTACATCTGTCCTCCAGGGTTTTACCTTCTTTGATGATTCAATCATTGCACCATAACGTGTTAAAGTCTTAGATCCTTGAGCAGCAGGGATTCCTACAACCCTTATTGTTATTTCATTCATTTTATTATTTTTTTTATTTGGTGAATAAATTTTCTAGCATAGAAATTTCTATAAATCCAATCAGTATTGTATCCAATTTTAAAATTTGCTTGTTTAGCTATATTTATAAATTCGTATAAAGTGTTTTTATTATATTTTATTTTATCTATTTGATTACTTATTTTTTCGCCATGTTTGATATTATTTGAATTTACAATCTTTAAACCATCTTCAGTTAATAAAATTTTAGAATAATCAAGTTTTTTTTGACCTTTATATATTCTTTTATAATCTAAATAATGTCGTTTATAAAGTAAACAACCCTTTTCATCTCTTTTTTTTAAATACACATATCTATTTTGTCGACCATCAAATATTATATGTAACCTAGATAGTTCAAACCACCATTTCGCACCATGTTTTTGAAAAACTATCCATGTATCATCTTTATATTTAGTTAAAGCATCTAATGCTGCACCATAACTTTGATTCTGTCTTTTTTTTAAATCTATAAATTGTTCAACATTTATACAAGGTATGTCATCTTCTTTTAAATTTTCTTTTATTATGTCATTAAAACAAAATCTATAACCATCATTTTTATCAAGATCTGAAATAGGAGGAATATATGAATAACAATCATAATTATTTATAAAACCTCTATCTATATAACCAACTACAATTCCAAATTTTTGTTTATTCATACCCTCGTAATAAACAATATTTGTACCAAGATGCATATCGTTTATAAGAATTTTATTTTTTTTGGAAATTTCATTAAATTTGAAAATATTTTGTTTGTGATATTTTTTTTGTGCATAAATGGATGAATTGTATTTTGCATAAATAGTTGATGGTAAATTTTCTTGTTCTTTTTTAAGTTCTGTTAATTGACCTTCTAAAGATATTAAATCTTTTTTTGGTATTTCAAAACCACAATTTGGACAAGATTTTTGTGGTTTATAAATAAAATTACATTTTTTACAGGTAATTAAAATAGGTTTACCTTTTGGTTTAATTTTTTCATTTTCTTCTTCTAAAACCCAATTCTTTTCGATATCAATAAAATCATGTCTATATGTATTTCCAACGTGATCTAAAACAATTGCTGTTTTATTTTTTTCTGGTCTAAGAATTCTACCTACTTGTTGCATATATAAAGCTTCTGAATTCGTTGGACGAAGTAAAATAGCTCCTGTAACACAGGGTAAATCAGTTCCCTCGCTTATAATATCGATAGAAACAATAACACTAATATCATGATTTCTAAGTTTATTCAGTACGATATCTCTTTCACTTACAGACATTTCACCAGTTAAAACTTCTGATTTAACACCTTGAGAAATAAATTGAGTATGAACTTTTTTTGCATGATCAATATCAACACAAAAAGCAATAGCTGGTTTACCTAATAAATGTTTTTTATATTGTTCAACTGCATCACCCGTTATAAAAGGTTGATCCATTATTTCTTTTATATCTTTTTTCTTATAATCTCCTCTTTTAAATTTTAATTTAGATAAATTTGGTTGAAAATTACCTGCAAAAACTTTGTGATTACAAAGAAAATTTTTGTTAACTAACTCTTGAACTTGAACTCCTTGAATTAAATGATCAAAATATTTACCTAAAGGTTTGTTATCTAAACGTATTGGAGTTGCAGTAACACCAATTTTTAAAGATTTATTATATTTTTCAACAATTTTTACCCAAGTGCCAGCAGCGACGTGATGTGCTTCATCAAAAATAATTATATCTGGTTTAAAAATTTCATTATGTATATTTCTATATAATGTATAAACAGAAGCAACTTGTAATTTGTGATTATCTTTTAACTTTGTTCTTTTAAAGCCAGCAGAAATAATTCCATATTTAACATTAATCAGATCAAGTTTATTGCAAGCTTGTTGTAAAAGTTCTCTCCTATGAACAAGTATTAAAACTTTTTTATCTAAATCAACAAATTCCTTTGCCAACTCAGAAAATATAACTGTTTTACCAGCACCAGTAGGAAGGACCAGTAATGGTGCTTTATAACCTTTTTTAATACTAGATCTTAATTCTTCAAGAGCAATTTTTTGATATTCTCTTAGTTTCATTTTTAATTAATACTGATATGAGTATATATCAGATTATATCATCTTTCAAGTAAAGAAATTCTTTTTTTAATCTTTTCATACTCAACAACATACTCCTTTGATTTAATCTCATGGTTATAGTAAGCATTTTCCAACGCTGCTAACTGATCGTAATAGTGTTTGATTCTACGTTTTATCTCCTGTTCAAATTGATTCATCTTCCTACACCCCATTTACTATTGATTTTTATTTTTAATTGTTCTTTTTGTTGTTTTGTAATTTTTATATAACATTCATCAAGCTCATCAATTAAATCACCATATTCTTCATCAATTATAGATTCAGTTAAACTTTTCTGAAAGTTAACAAGAGAAGCTCTGATAAGTTTATATTCCCTACCAGAAACATTAAGGTTATAACGCATTACTTTTTCTCCTTCTCTGCAATAATTATTTGTTCTTTTATGTGTAATAATTGCTTTCTTAATCGTTCTCCAACTAACTCCCCTGTGACAAAATCGCCTATTAAGCTATCAAGAGTTTCTTTGGCCTCATTTAATGCTTTAGACATTTGATTCTTTCCATAATTTAATTAATAGTTCTAGTTCAGCAATACGTTTCATAGCTGCTTCAATTTTTTGTTCAGTTGTCACTAAAACACCTCTTGTTTAGCTTGAAACTTTTCCCATGCTTCCTGCCAGGCTTCTTCACATCTTTCGACAGGTTGATCTTCATTCATTACACATTTACCTTTATATGCCCAAATAGTATTACAAATATCAGGTCTTAAATCACAATTTATCTTTAACATCTCGATATAACAACCTAACTGTTTATCAGTTCTGTATGGTTCTTTCCAACCTGTCCTTTTCTTAAAATCATATGTTGTATTACCTTTAGTCTTGAGATCAATCAATCTTACCTTTTTAGCTTTAGTGTCATAGCCAATAAGATCAAGCTGACCTCCTACATCCTTAATAGGATTAGACATCATATATTCAACTCCCATAGGTTCAAAATGTGTAAATAATTCAAGATCGAACAAAGGGATAATCCATTCTTCGTATATATCCATATCGATAAGTGTTTCATCAGCACCTAACATCTTCTGTTCTAAGCAGTAATGAACAGTTTCACCTCTTGGTTGCCATATATGTCTAAGTCTTTCTATGTTCGCTTTTGCTTCTTCATCTAATTCATTACAAACTTGAGTGGTTGAATATTTAAGCCATTTATCTGATTTTTCACAAAAGTATTTATGTGTGCCTTCATCTCTGAAGACAGGAAGTGTAGGTAGTTTCTGAATAGTGTTCATGTTTAATTAAAAAAATTCAATTTCATCTGTTGTTGGGAGATCTTTTGGATCTGTTAGTTCAACTTTCTCCTTAATAATTTTAGGAGTTTCAAGTCTTGCAAGGTTTTGATATTTAATACCTTGATATCCTTGAGGAAAAGCAGGGTTGCCTTCGCAATTATTTACACATTCTGTCCAACCCAATGGAGGTTTGTCGAGTTCTTCAAGAGTCCACATCATGCGTTTAGGATTTTTTGGATTAGGTTTATTGAGTCCCGCTTTAAGAAGTCTGATAACAGAAACCTTGCTAAATATTTCTTCCATTATTTTTCTCCCATCCATTGAGGAGTTGCAAAAACTTTTACACAATGTGTATAAATTTTTGTTTTTAAATTATGTAATTCTTTTCTTTTTTCTTCCCACTCAAAAGTAAATTGCAAGTTTCTTACGTAATCATCTGAATTTTGATCTTGCTCCTCTAATTCTTCTTTAACTTCAAGTATTGCATCATCAATGCTTTCAATCTTTTCATCAAGTAATTTTTCAAAAAGAATACACTCTTCAGTAGTGAAAGATAAATTCATTATTCAAACCCTCCTTTAGCTGTAAATACTCTTGATGCAGGATGATTATTTTTTGGTTCTTCTGCAATCTTTGATTGCTTTACCTCATAAATATCTCTCCATCCCCCTGCTATTGCCTTTTCAAGAGCTATCTTTCTGTCTTTGGGTGTGAATGTTCGTAACTTGTTAAAAATCCTCTCTGCGACCTTTGTAGAGCATGTAGCTTTATTTTTATGTCTGATAGGCCACCATTCAAGAATTAGATTTGCACATTCATTTAAGTCATCTGGAATTAAATTGGCAGTAATTATTGGATTGGTAAACTGATCTTTAGATGCTGTTGCTTGTTTCCTTGCTTCTGATCTTTTCATTTTATCCCATACGATTGATCTTAAATATGAAGCTCTGTTCATTCCGTAAGGTCTAGTTTTATCTATAAAGGATGCCATCCTTTCATCAAGAAATACAGAGACTTTTATATCTTTTTTAGTTTTTTCCATTTTCTTTTTCACGTTGTTGTTGATCGTATTCAAATATTCTTTTCCAACCTGGATATTTGTCAGAAAGTTCATTAGCCACTTTTTGATACTCTTCAAAAGAGACTTTACGCTTTTTTGGTTTTGCCATTCATATAGTATTAATGATCTTTACTGACAGTAGATGATATTTATTTTATTGTCAAGCAGATATCTGAAAAATTCTTTTCCTTATCCTATATATATAATATATTATATATATTAATATTATTAGATATATATAATTAATAAATATATTTACTCTTATATCTATTCTTTTTCTTTTTGGTTCTTTTTCTTTTTCTTTAAAATGCCATTCATGATATATTTATATGTCATAAATATTTACAGTTATGCCATTCATTTGATATATAATATTACTAGTCGCTGCTCCTTTGAAAAAATTTTTACTGATGACTCTAAGTAATACCCATATTTCATTCAAAGATGTAACGAGTTCCCATCGAGGATGTTTGAGTGAGTCAACGCTTTCATGGCGTAATTAATTCATTCATAAGCGATTAATTACCTGGTATTGGGTAATGCTAATTTCAAAGGCTATCAGGTTTTTACTTGATAGTCTTTTTATATTGTGTTATATATATATCATATCTATTTAACATTCATGCCTAGACCTAAGTTAGATTTTGTACGTTACATGTGTAGTTTTACTCCAAAACAGTATGAAAAACTTAAAAAAGCAAGTGAAGATGGCATACCTATGGCATACCATGTAAGACTTGCTGTTGATAATTATTTACAGGAACTTGGTTAAGTTATATATGGTGTTTTGTAATTGTCATAGATGTAAGAATCTTTTTTCCACCAATCATCGATATAATCTTTAGTGGCGATTATTGAATATCCTTCATCTGATTCTCTGCACAGATCAGAATAATATTCTGCAAAATCATCATAGAATATTGGTAGTAAATTAAACTGTTGAGCTATTTCATTTGCTCTGTCTCTGCAATGTTCATCAAATTGTTCAGCCATATATTCTTGATCTTTTTGATCCATGACTTGATCTGGTAATGGGTTGTCAATCATTTTCGTTAGCGAATTTTCGTTTTTGGAAAGTACTGGACTTACGATTTCCTGATGTATTTCACAGCTTTACTTCTGTAAAGTTTAAAGCGAATTAGCTATGTGAACCTGTGTCGGCTTATCTGCCAGTTAATTATTCCACCCGTTTTAAAAAGTGAGATAATAATATATTCATTGCTTCTTTTTTTTCTTGACTATCTTTTGAAGTTTTATAGAGTTTTTTTTGATCTTCATAAATTTGTTTCTTCAAATCTATTTTATCTTGCCTAAAATCATGCACTTCAATACGATTGTCTTCTTCCCAATTTTTAATGTCCTCCTGATTTATAGCAATATCAAACCAAGGATAAAATGTGCTTTGATGAACGTATTTAAACTCTTGTTTAATTTGTTTTATTACAGCATTTTTATTATATTTTTGCCTAATTAATTCTTTCATTCTTTCAATGCAACTTTGCTTATAAGGATTCTCTTTTACCATTTTTTTATTTCCATAGTTTTGAATGAGATATATACCAAACAATATTTTGAAGTTTGGTTATATCTTTTTTATTTAGTTTTATATCTAAATTTCCTATAGATTTTGGTAAATCATTATTCCATACAAGCAAATTAGTTGCTGCATCAAATATTTTTGAGTAAATCTCTTCTTTATTTTTATTAGTCATTTAACAAATCCTATAACCTTCAGTTTGTAGTTGTATCGACCAATCTTTAATAGATTCCCAGGTAACAGTAATTTCATCCATACATAAACCTTCTGCTGAATGACATACAACTAAAATTTCATGAATATTCTGGATATCTACTGCCCAATGTGAGATTCTCCATTCTTTACCACTATCAGGATTAGTAATTAGAGCATGATTTAAAGTCTCAAGTCTAATCTGTGAGTTTTTTAATACTTTCATTTATTTTACCTCCATAGCTTTTTTATATTCTTCCTCTAATTCTTTGGAAATTTCTTCCCAATTATCTGGCCATCCTCGATAAGGTTGAATATTTTCCCCATGCTCACAAAATATCCAATAAAAACCTTCTTTTAGAACCATTGATAACATTTGTTCTACTGGTCTTGCATCTGCTTTTGCTAATGCTTTAATAGCTTTTGTTTGTACGTCAGTTAAACGTAAATTGTTTTCATTCATGATTAATTAATTTAATAAACTATGTATACATGATATCATATTATATATATAATATGTACCATTCATGTCAAGTATTAAGAGATTCATTCATGACCATGACATTCATGACTCTATCGAATTTGATTCATTCATTACTGCCTACAATCATTCATTCATTGATCAAAATATTGACTGGGATATATTATTTAAATTTTTATTTTTATATTTTTTAAAATCTAAATAATATATATATTTTTTTTATTTATACCTTAGCTAGTTGTTTTTTATTTCTATTGATAATCTTTAACGCCTCTGCTGCTACACTTCCGCTCTCTTGCATACCATGAAGTAACAAACCGAATCCATTCTTGCCCTTATCTAGGTAGCAATGACTATCGTCAGTATCTATTGATAAACCTAGTCTTAAAGCTTCATTTTCACTAAATACAACTTTACTAAACCTTTTAAAATTATCTTTTATTAAATGATCATACTTACCACCATAAGAACACGTTAAAAACATATTTTTAGGCAATATATTATTTAAAAATAATTTCAAAGATTTACTATAACAATAAAAGATTAAATCTTTATTCATTCTAGCTACATTCTTAAAAGCCTCTAAATATAAAGGATGGTAAAAATCACCACTCTCATGTATTCTTACCTTGTTAACATTCTTCTTTTTAACTCTTATACTTTCATTTATTAATTCAGTTAAACCTTTTAAATCTTTATTTAATACATAACTATTAATTAAATCAAAATTATATTTTCTACTATTAAAAACATTAGGGTATCTTAGTTCCTCACTAGCAGCAAAACAAGTGAATACACATTCATCACCACGTTTTAATGTTCTTTTATTATCTCTGTTAATTTCTACAAAAGATTTACATTCATTAGCACCTGGGCATGTACGTCCAGCTGGTAAAGATAATATCAAAGTATCCTTAGATAGCTTTTTATTACCTTTTGACATTTTTAAGAGGTTCATTGAATATCACCTCTTTTAATATTCTTTTTTAATTCATTAAATTTTTTACTTTCTTCAGGTGTTAAACCTGCAAAATAATTTAATAAATTACCGTCATAAGCTTTAAAAAGCTTTTTAAGTCTTTTATTCATGTTTAATTAATTTAAATAAGTTTTTAATTGAAAGTAATAAAAAATACTTTCATAAAAGGATGTTTTAAACATCCCTTTAAGCTAGTATTATTTTTTATTTAATATTTCTATCAATTTATTTATTTGTTTATCGTCTAAAATTTCTACAATATCATCTAAAATATTATAAAAATCTTTATTATTACTTTCATAATGCTTACATAATGCACTATACAAAGTAACTTTTTTATCTTTATAAATCATTATATAAACTTATCTGTACTAACGTTTATTTTTGCTATTTTTGTATGGTTTTTATATCTAACATTTAAATTAGATACTTTAAAACGTTTAGCATCTTTTTTATTAACATAAGCCCCATTAACTAAAGGGTTTAAATTTCTAAAATCTTTATTCGATTTATAATGGTTTAAAATTTCAGTTTTGTTTTTAAAATCACCAAAATTTTTTCCTACTGTTAAAACATTCATAATTAATTAATAAAATAAAGTTGAAAATAAAACTATTTATAAAAAATAGTTTTTTAAAACTATCTATAATTAGATAGCTTTAAGAAACTATTACTCATATTCTTTTAATATCCTTTTATATTCCTTAGTTGATATATGCACATAACTAGCATTAATAGCTTTATCTTTTAACTCTTGAGGTACTGAATATATGCCTTTATTGGCTACATCATAAGCTTTTAATATTCTCCCAGTATTAGCAATATGTAAATAAATGTGTTGTTCATTGCCGTTAATATCATTATTAGCAATTAGTTTTAATAAGCTTGATGTTTCAATTAATTGCTTATTCTCAATTGGTGCAAAGTTCATAGTTAAAAATTAATAATGTGAATAAAAAAAAACTAACTAACTCAATTAAGAGTTAGTTACAGGTTGATTAATTTCTTTTTCAAACTTATCGAATAAAAAAGTATCATCTAATAATCTTAAATTCTTATTAGTTGCGGTTAAACTCTTTTTATATTGAGTTTCACCTTTCTTAATGCTTCTTTGATATGTTGATCTATCCTCTAAAAGTTTTTTTCTAAAGGAGATATAAAAACTTTTTTCAAAGTCTGTTAGGTTTTGTTTGATTTTTAAAGGCATTGTTAAATTAATAAATTGAATAAAAAAAAGATAGAGAATTAAGTATTCTCTATCGGTGTTATTGGATGGTTTATTTCTTCATTTGAAATAATGTCATCATCTGTAATTACAAATAATTTATCAAAAATTAAATCAAATTCTTTTTTTTCTAAATCAGTAACATAATTTGATGATTTTTGAACTGTTACAACTAGTTTGTTGTATTCCTTAGAAGTTAAATACTTTTTGTTCATGAGTAATTAATAAATAAATTTTGTTTATGATATCTATTGTATATCATTTATTAATTTTTGGGTAGTCTTAATATACTCACAAGCAGATTGTATTCCATTTACACAATCCGATTTTGTCATAGTCTTCAATGTCTGATCTAAAAATAGATTGAACATTAAAAAAGCTATTGAACCAAATAAAAAAAATTTCATGAGTTTAATTAATTTAGTGTGTTTAGTTAGTGTAAGCCTGTAAAAGACTTTATTTTTAGTTAGGTAGTAAATGGAGTTAAACTTATTTACTACCCGTTAGATAAGCTTAGAAAGTACTGTACTCTATTTAAGAGATTTGTATTTAGTGTAGAAGTCTGGATATGTCAGAACGTGTTGAGCATATGCCATGTTATCACTATTGATAGCCTCTCTAAAACAATCGTAGGCTATTGGTGATAATTCTTTTTTAACCTTTTTAAGATTAGTGCTGAATCTAATCATCAAGCCTAGAAGCCTAGCAGCTTGCATGCCTTGTTTTTTCATGTTTGTATTAAGTTGTTTAGGTGCTATGGAAAAAAGTTTTTATACCTTCTCCATATCTTTATAATACCATAGATACATAAACTTACATCAGATAATATCAATATCTTAACATTGGTTAACAATTATGTACATATAGGGGGGAGTGTTGTAACATTTGTCACGATTATGCATTAGGCGGGCAACTTAAATATATTCTACAAATCTTTATTGCTTAGGTTCTATACGAATAGCTAATTCAGGGGCTTGGATATTAACTGTTTCAACAGATTCACCAACAACTTTGCCAAGAGAATCTAATATTTGTGCTGCTGTTTGTAGCTGACCTTTTGAAATAGCTTTGTTAAATAAACGCATTCTCATTGCTTGTAAGCGAGGGATCATTTTTTCTCTTTCTTTAAGCCAATCTTGATCATTCCATTCTTTAACTTTATTCCAATCAGACCAACCAGTTGCTTCACAGATATCTTCTCTTTTGCAATGTTCTATGACTAATTGCCTAGTTGTTTTGCCTTCTAATTGACGAGAGTATAAACGTTGACAACGAGCTTCTATAACTGCTCTTGAGTTTGTACCTTTGTATTTTTGTATGCGAGGTTTACGTTGAGGTGCTGGGAGGTCGTAATTAAGATTGTTAATAAAAGATTCAGCCACGGACTTGATCTTGAGGGGGGTTAATATTTCGATGATAGCTGTAAAAGTGCAAAATGCGAAAGAAAATGAGTAATATTATGAAAAAAAGGGTTTATGAGTCTAAATGAAGTTAGTTTGAGATATGCACAGGGGGAGGTATTTAATAGTGAGAAAAGATTTAGGGTGCTGGTAGCTGGTAGAAGGTTTGGAAAGAGTTATTTAAGCTGTATTGAGTTGTTAAGAGGAGCCATTAATAGACCTGGGGAGGTTTATTTCTATTGTGCACCTACTTATAGGATGGCGAAGGATATTGCATGGAAGGAGTTAAAGAGATTAACACCTAAAACATGGATACAAGCTAAAAATGAGACTGATCTGAGATTAGATTTGATAAATGGATCGAGTATTGAATTGAAAGGAACTGAAAATGCTATGGCATTGAGGGGAAGAAGTTTAGCTGGTGTTGTTTTGGATGAGGCTGCGTTTATGGATAGAGATGTGTGGGCTGAAGTTATAAGACCAGCTTTGGCTGATAAACAGGGTTGGGCTTTGTTTATTAGTACGCCTGATGGAACTGCTAGTTGGTTTTATGATATGTGGTGTTTTTGTGGTGAAAGAGAGTGGGAGGATTGGCAAAGGTGGAGTTTTACTACGATAGAGGGAGGTAATGTAGCAGAAGAGGAAGTTGAAGCAGCTAGAAGTCAATTAGATGCAAGGACTTTTAGGCAAGAATTTGAAGCTAGTTTTGAAAATCTTACTGGTTTAGTTGCTGTTAGCTTTGCTGATGAGAATATTGATAAGGAAGTAGCAGATTTACACATGCTTCCCTTGTTAATCGGCTTAGATTTTAACGTAGATCCTATGGCAGGGATTTGTGCTGTTAAACATAACGATACTTTGTATGTTTTTGATGAAATTATGCTGACAGGAGGTGCTACTACATGGGATTTTGCAGAAGAAGTTACAAGAAGATATGGAGTTGACCGTAGAATTATTGCTTGTCCTGACCCTACGGGAAGTGCAAGAAAGACTTCTGGTGTTGGTGTAACAGATCATACGATACTTAGAAGGTCTGGTTTTACTGTTATGAGCCCTAGAAGCCCTTGGAAGATCAGAGATAAGATTACTGCTGTTAATACTGCCTTGTATGACGCTAATGGTGACAGGAGGACGCTTATACACCCTCGTTGTAAAGAATTAATAAAAGCCTTAAGGACGTTAACTTATGCACCTAATACTGGTTTACCTAATAAAAATCTGGGAGTGGACCATGCGTTTGATGCTTTTGGTTATCTTTGTCTGCAACAATTTAACTTGGCAAAACCAGAGACATTAGGGCAGACTGCGTTTAGAATATACTAAGATACCCTTTTTGCTTATGGCCTACGGAATGTCAACAACAAAAAAGAAAAAGAAGAAGAAAAAGGGAGGTAAAAAGCGTGGCGAATGTACCTGTTAATAAAGCACTTTACGCTAGAGTAAAAGCAGCAGCGAAACGTAAATTTGCTGTTTATCCATCTGCTTACGCTAATGCTTGGCTAGTTCGAGAATATAAGAAGCGTGGTGGAACTTACAGAACAGAGGCTAAAAAACGTGGGAAGAAGTAGTGGCGGTCTAACCCGTTGGTTTAAAGAAAACTGGGTAGATGTTAAAACTGGTAAGCCTTGTGGACGTTCAAAAGGTGAAAATCGGTCATATCCTGCTTGTCGTCCTAAAAAACGCGTATCAAGTAAGACACCTAAGACTGTTGGAGAAATGTCAGCAAGTGAAAAAGCTAGATTTAAACGTGAAAAAACAGGTAGCAAGAAGATAACATATCAACATAGACGTAAAAAAACTAAAAAAAGGAGTTGATTATGAAGAAATCTGCTGCTATGAGTAGATGTGAAGGTTACATTTCTGCTGTTCGCAAGGGCAAAAAGAAAAAATCCACTAAAAAATCTACAAAATCAAAGA